CTCTTCCTGCCAGTGAGATTGTCACCCTTCAGAAACAGCATGAGAAAAAAGACTATGGCTTCCCGTGTGAACAAGAACCGTTGAAGTCCTTCTGCAATAAAGCCCTGTGCCGGACTAAGTCTTGCGGCATTGGCGGCGGAGCTGTAGCCGAGGTCAGCATTAGCGGCTTGTCTGTTGTAAAGTCTGAGCCACCGCTTTGGTTCTGTGACGTGGAAGGCAGGCGAGTGGAACTCACTACGGATGAACTGCAAACACCTCAAAGATTTCAAAAGGCCGTGATGGAGCAGGTTCACACCATGCCGCCTCAAATGAAGATGGCTGACTGGCAGATGCTTGTATCGGCTATGATGCAGGACATGAGCGAGATCGAAGTACCGGAAGAGCTAACATACAAAGGTCAGTTTGTTTCTCACCTCGAAGCGTTCTGCACAGGCAGGGTACAAGCGCAATCACCGGAGGAACTAGCTCTTGGAAAACCTTTTGCGGAAGAGGGGAAGGTATTCTTCAAGCTTGAGGCTTTGATCAAATATCTGCGTAACCAGAAATTTGAAGCCTACAACCGTGGGCAGATACAGGAACGCCTAAAAGAACTGAACCCCGATGGCACCGCCAACGCACATAAAAAGTTCAAAACTACAAAAGGTGAGTGGAAAAACTTCCGTGTGTGGTGGGTTCCAGAGTTTATGGAAGAGGTCGAAGTTCCGAGTATCGAGATTCGGGAACAGGAGGTGCCCTTCTAATGGAACCACTAACTATCTTCGGTCCTCCGGGTACGGGCAAGACCACAACACTTATCAACATTGTGAAGGAAGAGCTAGAACGTGGCACTCCCCCGGATCGTATTGCGTTTGTTTCGTTTAGCCGGAAGGCGGCAGAAGAAGCACGGACCAGAGCTTCAGAGAAGCTGGGCTTGGAAGCAAGTCAGCTACCGTGGTTCAGGACTTTACATTCTCTGGCCTTTCAGTGCTTGGGTATAACAACAAAGCAGGTGCTTCGTGGTGCTGATTACACAGAGCTAGGTAAGTTGCTCGGTCTCGAGTTCAAAGCAAACTCATCCTTGAAAATGGAGGACGGTACGCTGTATGCTGCTGGTCGTTCCGGTGATGCCTACCTCGGTATGATACAGAAAGCACGGATTAGAGAGGTGCCACTTGAGAAAGAGTTTAGTGACTCTGCCGATTGGAATCTCAGCTATCAGCAAGCCAAGGTGGTGCATCAGGCTATTGAAGACTACAAGAAAATTGAGCGGAAGCTGGACTTCGTGGACATGATTGAACAGTTCACGGCACAGAAAGACTGCCCAAAGTTTGATGTCCTGATCGTTGACGAAGCACAGGATCTCGCTCCGTTGCAGTGGCGTATGGTACACGAGGTGCTGAAGCCTAACTCAAAGCGTGTATATTTTGCAGGTGATGATGATCAATGCATCTATTCTTGGATGGGTGTTGATGTCAAAAACTTTTTAACAGCATCGGAAGATAGAAGAATATTGCAGCAGTCATACAGGATTCCTACGTCAGTCCATGACATAGTGGATGGTCTAGTTAATCGCCTAGCAGTGCGGCAGAAAAAAGTGTGGCAACCAACAGATCACACTGGAACAGTAGTGTGGCATCGTGATATCATGGATCTAGACCTCAGAACTGGTGAGTGGCTAATCCTTGCACGAACAAACTTTATTGCCAACCGCATTGCGAATGATCTCAAAGACGAAGGCTATCTCTTCTGGCATGAAGGGCGTGGTTCTGGCTGGTCGATTTCCCCCAACGTACTACATGGAATCGAGGTTTGGCTAAGACTATGCAAAAATCAGTATCTCTCCGCAACGGAATTGAAGAACTTCTCCAAGCTGCTAGCCAAAGGAACTATTACCAAAGCTGGCAGAAAGATACTCGAAAGTCTGGACCCAGAATTTACCTACAATCTAACGGACATCTGCGAAAGATGCGAGATGAGCGTTACGCCAAAGACGCCTTGGCACAAAGCGATCAATGTGACGGACAACGAGAGGATCTATATCGAAGCGGTGAGACGCCGGGGCGACAGGATTCTGACGGCGAAACCACGGATCAAGATATCGACGATACACAAAGCCAAGGGTGGCGAGGCGGATAACGTCGCTCTCCTGTTAGACTCCAATCGTATTTTCACTGAAGGTCCGGACCAAGATTCCGAGGTCAGGACTTTTTACGTCGGCGCTACCAGAGCGAAGAAGGCTCTGCACGTCATTGAACCCCAAACAAAATATGGATTTGCACTATGAAAACAAGAGAAGACTTTCTAACCGAAGCAGAGAAACTAATCAACGGACCGAGGGCGAAGGAGTACGGACCAGCGAAGCTGAACCATCAGCGCATCGCAGACATCTGGACTATTATGCTTCAGAAGAAATTGAATGCAGACATTACCCCAGAGGAAGTGGTTGCCTGTATGGTTGGTTTGAAGCTAGCGCGTCTGGCAGAGGACATCAGCAAGAAGGACTCATGGACAGACATCATTGGTTATGCAGCATTAGGAGGCGAAATTGTCAGCGACGAAAGCTAAGAAGGACCTGCATGAAGATCAATACCATATGATGCAGTTCGCTGGTCGCGGTGGCTGGGGCGATGCAACAGCAGGCAACTGGACGCCGCCGTCTGGGTATCCGGATCTATCAGCAAGTAAGTATCTTGCTGTCGACTTGGAAACCAGAGACCCAAACATCAAAACACTTGGACCGGGTTGGACGCGGAAGGACGGGTATGTGATTGGTATTGCTATCTCGAACGGCGACTACAGTGCCTACTATCCTATCCGCCATGAAGGTGGTGGAAACCTACCAGAGAAAGCCACGCTGCGCTGGCTTGCCAAGCAGATGGCTACGCCTGATGTACCAAAAGTATTTCACAACGCCCTGTATGATCTGGGCTGGCTACGGGCAGAGGGGATCGAGGTTCAAGGACGGATCATCGATACCATGATAGCCGCGCCTCTACTGGACGAGAACCGCTGGTCATACAGCTTGAACGCACTTGGTGGTCACTACCTCAAGGAGTACAAGAACGAACGCAACATGACAGCATTTGCCAATCAGATGGGTGTAGATCCGAAGGCAGATATGTGGCGGCTGCCAGCCGATATTGTTGGTGAATACGCCGAGCAGGACGCAGCTTTGACCTTGCGCCTGTGGCAGAGGCTTGAGGGAGAACTGAGGGCAGAAGAATGTGAGGCTATCTTCAACCTTGAAGCGTCACTCATTCCTGTTCTGTTTGAGATGAAGACACGGGGTGTGCGTGTTGATGTGGATCGAGCCGATGTAGTGCGTAAGGACCTTGAAAAAAGAGAGAAGAACCTACTTAAAGAAGTCAAGGATGAAACGGGGGTGACGATTGAGCCATGGGTTGCCACATCGATAGCAAAAGCTTTCGACGCAATGGGGCTGTCGTACCCTACGACAGAGAAGTCCAACGTGCCGAGCTTCACAAAACAGTTTCTTACGACTCACGAACATCCTCTTGCTCAGAAGATTGTAAAGCTTCGTGAGTACAACAAAGCTAACACGACATTTATTGAGACAATACTTGAGCATTCGCATAACGGCAGAATCCACTGTGATTTCAATCAGTTAAGGTCCGATGACGGAGGTACGGTGACGGGAAGATTCTCTTCTAGCAACCCGAACCTACAACAAATACCAGCTCGTGATCCGGAAATCAAGGCAATGATCCGTGGCTTGTTCATCCCTGAAGAGGGAACTAAGTGGGGATCGTTTGACTATGCGTCACAAGAGCCTCGTTGGTTGGCACATTATTGCGCCAGCATGAAGCCAGCGCACCCTGCGATTGAGGATGTGGTGCAAATGTACCGTGACGGTGACGCAGACTTTCACCAAATGGTTGCAGACTTAGCAGGAATTTCCCGTAAAGAGGCTAAGACCGTGAACCTCGGGATCATGTATGGTATGGGGCGTGGTAAATTGGCAACAGTTTTAGACATCAACGAGGACGAAGCCAAGGCTTTGCTTGCTAAGTATCATGAAAACGTGCCCTTCGTAAAGGGGATCGCGGACCGAGCTGCAATGCAGGCGGAAGAACATGGTGTGATTCGCACTTGGTTAGGCAGAAAGTGTCGCTTCAATATGTGGGAACCAAAGTCATACGGCTACAACAAGCCTCTGCCTTTGGAAGAAGCGGCAAAGGAATACGGTGG